GCAACCACATTGTAGATGTCGTCCTTGAAGAGGTCCCAGTTGAAGCTGTTAGTTCCGGTCTCTTCCATGGCATCATAGGTGTGCGTCAGGTACTTAGTTAGATTGAAAGACCCCAACAGACAAGCACCGAAGGGTGGCAGTGGTTGCTCACCGCACGGGTTCGTCGCGGCGATATCCTCGCAATACCACAGATTGTTTTTACGGTTAATCTGGTCGATGAACAGGACGCCGGGTTCAGCCCAATCCCAAGTACTGCGCATAATCTCATCCCAGAGCGCCTGTGGATCTATGCTCTTGTAGACACGACCCTCAAACTTAAGGTCAAACGGTTTACCGTCTGTCAGAGCATACATGAACTCGTCAGTCACACCGACAGAGATGTTGAAGCCTGTCAGTTTGTCACTGTTGTGCTTCGCTCTGATAAACTCTTCGATGTCGGGATGATCGATGCGTAGGACACCCATCTGAGCACCACGACGGTGACCGCTGCTACTGATGGTCTGACATACTGCGTCATAGATCCCCATGAAGCTCACAGGGCCACTAGAGCGGCTGTCCAGTGACTTAATGAGGTCCTGTCGTGGTCTAATGTTACTGAAGTCGTAACCTATGCCACCGCCGCGTCTCATGGTCTCTGCAGCCTGTGTCGCACGATGCATGATGCTGGTCATGCTGTCGTCGATAGTACCACTGACAAAGCAGTTGTATGCGGTGGTCTGTCTGGCAGCGCCTATAGCGTTTTGGACGCGACCTGCAGGCAGGAAACGCATGTTCAGAAGGATGTTCTGCAGTGCCTCTTCATGCTTTTCGTCGTCAGACAGCGTCTTGGCAATACGGAAGCACTTGTCGGTAAAGCTTTCGTTCTTCTGACAATACTTCTCACGGTCAATCTGTTGGCTGATGGGCAATGATGGGCCGTAGTCGGCAGGATTAAAGTTGGGTCGATTATACGTCATGTTGGGGCTTTCGTCCTTCTATTTGGTTAATTCGGAATTGTGCGTATCTGATGATCTTTTGGAGATCGTCGATTTCTTTGCCCTTGAAGCCTGCACGGCTCGCATACTTGATGATGTTGCCGCGCCAGAACTCCATGTCGTTCCCCATGATGAACTCGATGGGTTCGACAGGAAGCTCGTTATAATGTGCAGGATCTGAAGGATGGTCTATTGACATCTATGCCCCCTTTATCTCGGTCTTCGTTGTAGAGTTCGATCCTCAGTCCACTGCCCCAGAGACGCATCTCATGTTCGAGCAGACGTATGCCTAGGGCGTACTCTTCAATTGGCGTGGGGTGAGGATTACGGAAGCTTGCTATGAGGTTCCACGGCAGCTTGTGCTTGCCGTTGTTCCAGAAAGCTTTGGTGAAATACTCCGGTCCATACTTCTTCTGACCGAAGGTGGCTGCGTGTCTACCTTTGAGCATCTCATGCTGGCTCCCAGAGTTTTATGGTTCTGTTGGATGCATCCCAATCGCTGCGCCTCAGTATTCTGGCGCATCGAGCTTGGGTTATTGCTTGGCTCTCTGTGAGGCCTGCCTTTTGGTAAGCACCAACAACAGCAGCCCAGCTTGGGCGCGGCCCTAGGATCTTCTCGGCGGTCTTGATGCCTACGTTAGGACAGCCCTTGTAACCGTCTGTGATGTCACCGGTCAGCGTCTGCAGCAGGAAGTTTCTGTCGGCTTCCTCTTCAGTGATTGTGAGCATCTCAGCGCTCATGGGTCGGTAGAGTTTGCAAGGGACAGTCTTCATGTCCTTGTCGTCTGAGACGACAATGGTCTCGATGCTCTTGTCGGTCCCAAGGATGCCCATGACATCGTCAGCCTCTAGAAGTGGCCCGACGGAAAACTTGTAGGTTTCCTTAGCCCACTCGACGAGAGCCTTATAACCGACAGGCTTTCGGGTCTTCCGACGACCGCTCTTGTAAGGCACGTAAAGCTCATGTCGGAAGTTGTCTCGATCGGACAAGCAGACAATCAGGTTGTCGGTCTGCAGGAAGTCCTTGAGTTCATCGACAAGGGTCTTGAAGACTTCCTTGGCGTCCTTGAGATCAGTCGACAGAGACCAAATGTCGTCTCCCCAATCAATCTCCTGCTCTGCAGCAGCCGCCGCTCTGTAGAGGTATAGGTCACCGTCAAGTAATATTATCGGGGCTTGGGGTGTCGTCGTGTCGCTCGATGAGGCTTTTGATGTATTCATCTAGCTCTCCCTTCATTATAAGGCCCTTCTCTGTGATGAGCCAAGTTGTTCCAAAGACGTCTTCGTCGATGGCTGTTGTGATCATTCCTTCGCAGGCTAAGATGGCGACATAGAAAGCAGCCATTCTGGCAAAGTCGCTCTTGATGCCGATAGGCTTTCTCCAGATCCGGTAGAGGACTGTCAGCATGGTTGCCATGTGCAGCGCAAAGGCTGCTTCGGCAGGGTCCTCAATGAGTGTCAGCCCATGTATTTCCGATTTGATATTCTGAGGTGATGGGGATTTTAAACTTGAAAGCCTCTCCGCTCTCTCTCGCCATTCTTGTAGTGATATCACGTCCGACATGCTCTGCGATCTCCTCTGTTTGACAAGCGATCTGAACCTCGTCGTGTATCCAACCGACGATGTAACAATCGCCGTCTGGGTAATGTTTCTGGATTTCCTGATCGATCAGCAGAACCCACTGCTTGCACAGGACTGCCCCAGCGCTCTGTAGAAGCTGTGAGAGCGCCTTGTGTTCACTTCTGAGGTACAGGTGTCTGCCATCCAGACCGTACAGGTAGCCACGCTGAGAGGCTGTCTGCAGGTTTCTCTTAAGACGTGCAAAGGCTGGCACACTGTTCTCGAAAGCCTGCTTCAGCGCTCTGCCTTTCTTAGGACCACCACCGGCAAGCTTACCGATCAGCATGTCGCCCCCACCGTAGAGCGTTGCGTAAATAAAGGTCTTTGCTAAGTCTCTCGTCGGCAGTCCGGCGGCTTTCTGGTTATACGTGTGTATGTCACCATCGAGCACCTGAGCGGTGTACTCAGGATCATCCATGAAGTGTGCAAAGCACCGAAGCTCCAGACCACTCAGGTCACTCCCCAGCAGCTTCCAGCCCTTCGGCACCGTGAATAGCTCCCGACACTCTTTGCCAAACGGAAGGCGTGTCGCTGGGACCTGACCTAAATTAGGACCTCGGTGCGCTGCCCGACCGCTGATCGTCCCTTGGCTGACGATAGAGTGCCTGATGCGTCCATCCTTGTTGACGACCTTCATCCATGCCTGTGGCCCCTCAGCCAGTTGGCCTATGCGTTTCTGAAGTAGAAAGAACCGTGCAAGCTTCTGAGCCTCTGGGTACTCAAGTTTACCTAAGGTCGTCTCGTCGATCTGCGCCTTGCCGCTGGGCGTCAGGATCTCTGGTTCCCAGCCGTACTTCTGGCGCAGGCAGTGCTCAATGTGTGGACGGCTGTTTGGATTAAAGACAACCTCACGCTTTTTGATAAACACTTCGCCCTTCTTGTAGCCAAGCGTCTTGTTATCACGCGCTGGGACAAAGGGTTCCTCGACAATCCACGGCGGGAACAGGTCGTATAGCTGTTCGTTTAACTCATGACGTTCTTTTGACAAAGTAGCATAAAGCTTCTCAGCCTTAGGCATGTCGAAGGTCCAACCGTTATTACCAATGTAGAAGCAGACCTCAGCCATCTTGTGCTCAAGCTCAATGCACCGGTCGTCGACCTTCTCTTGCATAAGATACTTGTAGATCGTCGCAGTCACTGCAGTGTCTTGGACGCAGTAGTCCAGCATCTCTTGGCTGAAGGTCTCCCAGCCACCCTCGTAATCACCCTTGTGACAGTTGAGGCGCAGGCCCCACGCTTTGAGACTGTGTGAACCCCAGAGGCGCTTTGGCAGGACGTCTCTGATGGATGGCACTGAAGCATCAAACTCAATGATGTGCGGCTTAATGAGTTGCGACAGGATCATTGTGTCGGTGACCTTTGGACCAGCGCCACCCTCAAACCAAGGGTGCAGCTTGGCAATCACTTTGCTGTCGTAACCGATCCAGTTGTGACCTACGACCTCTTCAGCATCATAGAGGATCTTCAGTCCCTCTTTGATGTTCTCAGATGTAAACGTCTGCACCTCGTCGGTGTCTAAGTCTCGCAGGACGAGACAGTGAATTGTAGAGACGTCAGGCAACAAGCCATTTGTCTCTATGTCGGCTACATACCGAACCATAGCGCTCTCCTAAGATGTGGATGTTTTCAGATGTCAAAAGCCCAACCCATAGAAATAAATCTTGGGGTTGGGATTTAGAAACTTAAAACTGACGAGGCATCCATGAGCCTTCCAGTTTCTCTGGTGTACTGAAGCACACCTGCAGGGCCTACCTCTCCGGTAAACCTATTTTTTAACACGACAAGATTTCTGATGCCTGACAGGGGCTGCTCTGCGTCGACCTCTAGCCCTATGCAGCAGTCCGACAGTTGAACCAAGGCGTGTGACCCCCGCATCTGCGAGAGGTGAACCTTGGCACCGCCCTCATGCCCTGCCTCGCTGTTAGGACGCTTAAGGTGAGACACAAGAACCAAGCAGATCCCGGTGTGTTGCACCAGTACCCTAAGCTCTGTCATGATCTGGTCGATCAGTCGCCGCTCGTCGTGGACCTGACCTGTCAGCCCTGACACTAGGATCGACACATGATCCAAGAAGATCACCTTGCAGTCTAATGCCTTCGCCATGTACATGATGCGGTTCTTGACTGTGTCGAGATCTGTCGATCCAAAGTGGTCATAAAGATACACGTCACGATCAGACGTGAGGTCGTCGAAGGCAAACTCGATGTCTTCCTTCGATGCTACAGTAGGATCAATCACGATGTTTTTGTTCATGTGCAAACCCACCAGACCCTGCATGGTGCGCTTGGATGTCTCCTCAAGCATCATCATGCCTACGTTGTGACCCTTCTGGTGCAGGTGGTAGGCCATCTCCCGCACCAGCGTCGACTTCCCCACGCCGCTACCCGCAGCTATCGTCACCAAGGATGCTGGCTGCATCCCCAGTGTGATCTCGTTCAGTCGGGCGTAGGGGTAACTGAGGTCCGACACCTCGTCACGGTCGGCGATCTTGTCCCGTAACTCTGATGAACTGATGATGCCGTCTGGTCGATACTCTTTGGCCTGCCAGATAGCATCGATGATGGCAGACCCCTGCCCTTGCAAAAGACATTCATTGGGGTCCTTAAAAGGCAGGTAAGCAATCTTAGCTTTGCCGGGTGGCAGGATCTCGGCGCACTCGATGGCTGCTGCTCTGCCTGCATCGTCTTGGTCGAACATGAGGACTACTTCCTCGAAGGCAACCAGATAATCGTAGTTTTGCTTTACTGCCTTTTTGGCGGCCTGTGCGCCATTCGGCAATGACACCGTGGGCCATTTGTTGTTCTGAACTTGTGAAACTGTAAGACAATCTATCTCTCCTTCAGTAACGACAATCTTCTTTCCCGAAGACCACAAGTGTGATCCGAAGAGCGTCATCTTTGATGCGTCACCAGTGATGGTGAACTGTTTGTCTTTTCCCCTTACTTTCTGTGCGACCGCATTACCTTCCGCATCCCGGTAGACAGCGATCTGCACTGGCTGTCCTCGCATCATTCCAATCTGATAACCAAACTTGCGGCATGTCTCTTCAGTGATTTTACGCGCCGGTAGAGCGCTGTACTCACCCTGCAGCAGCGGTCTGCTACTCTTGTCTTGTTGAGGCACTACACGGGCCTCTGTGTCGCCCTCGTCGGCATACGCGGCGCAGCCGAAGCAGAATGTGTGGCCATCGTCATAGATAGCGGCGTTATCTCTGCTGCCACAGACTTCGCATGGCACATGCTGCACAAAGTTACTTTTACTCTCCATTACACTTTGCTTCCTCTAGCCATTCTTCGGGGATCAGCTTTTGGGCAAACTTGAAGCCGTGCTTCTGACAGTAGTCGCCGTAGGAAGTTGGGCTGCCCTTATAAAGCTTTTGGGTTGATCGAGAGAATACGAACCTGATGTCGATCTCAGGATGCTGCTGCTTGATTAACAAGTGCTTCGTCCTGTCTCCCACAGACCAGATGCCCTTCGTCTCGACATAAAAAAAGCCCCCAGCCTTTGGGAGCTTAAAATCGGGAGTATATCGAGTGTCCCTCGCTGGGACGGTGTAGGGTATTCGGTCTGTTTCGTAGACGACCTCTAGGCCGTATTCTCTCAGTTGCTGCGCTATGCGCTCTTCTAGGCCCGACCTAAAAGCTAATCGCATCATTGATGTCACCGGCTTTCCCGCTCTCCAACTCCGGTGCAATATGCGCAGGCATTGGGTTGTCGTTGGCAGCAGTATAGCCCCCCTCGACCTTCTCAAAGCCTTCTGGGACACCACCTTCAACCAAGTTAATGATCTGCACGGTGCTTAACTGCAGGCTGATGCCTCGCTGGTTCTTGTTGATGTCATACGCTTTGA